TCCCTGGGCTCCAAGCGAACCACCACCTTTATGTCCAGCGGGATGACACTGGTTGAGAGCTCTCCAGGCCGTGACATTCGTGACACTAAATGGCGTCCTTCGTCTGCGCATGAAGCGCCGCCGACCACAGGGATTTTGTCGCTATTTAACCGTGGCGACCGCCGCCGCCTGTACTGGCCCTGTCCGCATTGCGGCGAGTATTTTCAGCCAGAAGTCGCAAACATGACGGGGTACCGGGAGTTGCCCGACCCTGTACTGGCAAGTGAATCTGCGCATCTTCAGTGCCCTGCGTGCAAAGGCAAAATTACGCCTGAGATGAAGCGTGACCTGAACATCCGTCACGTCTGGTTGCGCGAAGGGGAAAAGATAGACCGGTACGGCAAACGTTACGGCGAACCCCGGCGCTCACGCATCGCGTCGTTCTGGATGGAAGGCCCGGCAGCGGCTTACCAGACCTGGGCTCAGATGATGTACAAATTCCTGACCGCCGAGCAGGAGTATGAAGCCACCCAGAGTGAAGAGACGCTTAAAACGGTGGTAAACACTGACTTTGGGCGGCCTTATTTACCTCGCGCAAACCTCGAACAGCGCAAAAGTGAACTGCTTGAGCAACGTGCAGAGGATGTACCGAAGCGTGCAGTGCCTGACGGCGTGCTGTTTATGACTGCAACGGTCGATGTGCAGGGTGGTAAATCCCGTCGGTTTGTGGTGCAGGTTACCGGCTACGGTGCGCAGGGCGAGCGGTGGGTGGTTGACCGCTATAACATCAGCCAGTCATTAAGGGCGAACGAACATGGCGAGTGTTACCCCATTGACCCGGCCAGTTACCCGGAAGACTGGGATTTGTTGCTGTCCGACGTGTTCGAAAAATCATGGGTATTAGCCAGCAACCCGGCTAAGCGCATGCGCCTCATGGCGATGGCGGTCGATTCCGGCGGAGAGGATGGTGTCACCGACAACGCGTACAAATTCTGGCGCAAATGCCGCCGTGAAGGGCTGGGCAAAAAGATTTATCTCTTTAAGGGTGACAGCGTCAGGCGTTCAAAACTCATCACCCGCACTTTCCCTGACAACACTGACCGATCCACACGGCGTGCGAAAGCCGCCGGTGATGTGCCTCTTTATCTTCTCCAGACCGACGCACTGAAAGATCAGGTTAATAACGCTTTATGGCGTGATTCGCCCGGCCCTAATTATGTGCATTTCCCGAAATGGCTCGGCAACTGGTTCTACGACGAACTGACCTATGAGGAGCGTTCCACCGATGGAAAATGGAGTAAACCAGGTCGCGGCGCGAATGAGGCGTTCGACCTTCTCGTGTATGCCGACGCGCTCGCAACCCTGCATGGATACGAGAAAATCAAGTGGCCGGATGCACCTGAGTGGGCACGGCGGGAAACGTGGCTGGAGGACGCGCCGCCGGAAGCTTGCGAAACGTCACCCGCGAAGATTCCGGCCCCGGTAATCAACAAACAGAGCCGGGGTAAGAAGAAGGTGGAAAAAGCCGATGAAGATTCAAACCCATGGACAACCCAGACAGGAGGAGGCTGGTTGTGAATATCAGTGAAATAGAAGTCATGATCCGGCACTACACCGATGCAGAGGTTGCCGTGCTCGAAGGTAAATCCATCACGTTTAACGGCCAGCAGATGACGTTTGAGAATCTGGCTGAAATCCGGGCAGGCCGCCAGGAGTGGGAGCGGCGGAGAGCCGCTGCTCTCCGTCAGAGCCAGGGACGGTCTGGGTTTAAGCTGGCGAGGTTCCAATGAGCTTACTTGATGATGCTATTGGCCTGATTTCGCCTGGCTGGAAAGCGGCGCGGCTTCGTTCGCGAGCGGTGATTCAGGCGTTTGAAGCGGTAAAGCCGACCCGCACTCACAAGGCACGCCGTGAAAACCGTTCCGGTAACCAGCTAAGCCAGAACGGGGCGGTTTCGTTGCGGGAACAGGCCCGCTGGCTGGACAACAATAACGATCTGGTCATCGGCATACTGGACAAACTTGAGGAGCGCGTCATTGGTTCGGAGGGGATCATTGTTGACCCACATCCGTTACTGAAAAACGGCAAGATTGCTAAAAAGCTGGCCAGCGACATTCGCACTGCGTGGGCGGAATGGTCGGTGAGCCCGGAGGTGACCGGGGAGTTTACCCGCCCGATGCTTGAGCGACTCATGCTCCGCAGCTGGCTGCGAGACGGTGAGGTGTTTGCGCAGTTGGTTAGTGGTAGCGTCAGCGGACTCAGTCCTGTGGCCGGTATCAGTTTCTGGCTGGAGGCGCTTGAATCCGATTTTGTCCCGATGGACAACGACGAGTCGCAGGGGCTGTCGCAGGGGATCTATAAAAACGAATGGGGGCGCCCCAAAAAGTACAAAGTCTATAAAAACAGCCCGGTATCAGGCAGACGAATGGATACCAAAGAAATCCCGGCAGAAAACATGCTGCACCTGAAATTCACCCGCCGTCTGCACCAGTCCAGGGGCACCTCTTTGTTCTCGGGTGTGCTGATGCGCCTGAGTGCGCTGAAGGAGTATGAAGATTCGGAGCTGGTGGCCGCGCGTATTGCCGCTGCCCTTGGGATGTACATCAAAAAAGGTGACGGGCAAACCTATGACGAGGAAAGCGGCTCATCGGGTAACGAAAGTGAGCGCGATCTGTTAATTCAGCCCGGCATCATCTTTGACGATCTTAAACCCGGTGAAGATATCGGGATGATTAAGTCAGACCGGCCAAACACCAACCTCGAAGGTTTTCGCAACGGGCAACTGCGTGCCGTTTCCGCCGGTACGCGTATCAGCTATTCGAGCGCGTCGCGCAATTACGACGGTACCTACAGTGCCCAGCGGCAGGAGCTGGTGGAATCAACGGACGGTTATTTCGTGCTTCAGGACTGGTTTATCGGCTCCGTGACACGTCACGTTTACCGCAACTGGCTCCGGCTTGCGATCCTCTCCGGGAGAATCTCGGTTCCTCGCGGGCTGGATATGGACACCCTGTATTCCGCCGTCTATTCCGGGCCAGTGATGCCATGGATTGACCCGGCAAAAGAAGCCAATGCCTGGAAGATTCTCATCCGGGGTGGGGCGGCAACAGAATCCGACTGGGTTCGTGCGCGAGGCAGCAACCCGGACGATGTGAAGCGCCGCCGCAAAGCGGAAATCGATGAAAACCGCGAACTGGGACTGGTATATGACACCGACCCCGCCAACGACAAAGGAGGCACCAGTGCCGAAGCAGAAAACAAACCGGGCGAGCCGCCGCCCGAAAGCCAGCGCAAAAAGTAACTCCTGGTTTCGCATGAAGGCCAGCGCGGCGAATGAGGCTGAAATTTATATTTATGACGAAATCGGGTTCTGGGGGGTAACAGCGCGTCAGTTCGTCAGTGACCTGCAGGCGCTGGGCAACGTCACTCATATTAGTCTGCATATCAACTCACCCGGTGGCGATGTCTTTGAAGGTATCGCCATTTTTAATGCCCTGAAACATCACGGCGCGGCGATTACCGTCCACATCGATGGCATCGCTGCTTCCATGGCATCGGTCATCGCCATGGTTGGCGACCCGGTAATCATGCCAGAAAACACCATGATGATGATTCACAAGCCCTGGGGCTTCGCGGGTGGCGATGCGAACGACATGCGCGATTATGCTGACCTCCTCGATAAGATGGAGTCAGTCTTGATCCCTGCCTACGCCAATAAAACGGGGAAATCTACCGAAGAAATTGCAGCCATGCTGGAGGAGGAAACCTGGATGAGCGGCACTGAGTGTGTAGCCCATGGTTTTGCCGACCAGACAACCCCATCCCTGCAGGCGATGGCCTGTATTCAGTCACAACGTATTGAGGAATTCGAAAAGATGCCAAACAGCATTCGTAATATGATCACGCCGCGAAATGCCAACCCGCGTGAGCCAGTAAAACCGGGCGACACTCAGCAACCGGCCCCCGTCCAAACGCTGGACGAAAACGCCATCCGCGCGCAGGTCGTCGCTGAACAAAAGGCGCGTGTTAACGGCATTCAGGATCTGTTCGCGATGTTCGGCGGCAAGCATCAGGAGCTTCAGGCTGCGTGTGTCATCGACATGGATTGTTCTGTGGATATGGCAAAAGACAAACTGCTGGCCGCACTGGGCAAAGACACCACGCCAACCAATAAAAACACCCAAACCCATATTTACGCGGGCAACGGCAATATTGTCGGTGACGGTATTCGCCAGGCGCTGATGTTCCGTGCTGGCTACGAAGAGCGCCAGAACGACAACGCCTATAACGGCATGACGTTGCGCGAATATGCCCGCATGGCGCTGACTGAGCGCGGTATTGGTGTTTCCAGCTACAACCCGATGCAGATGGTGGGCCTGGCGCTGACTCACAGCACGTCTGATTTCGGCAACATCCTGCTGGACGTGGCAAACAAATCGCTGTTGCAGGGCTGGGAAGAGGCGGAAGAAACCTTTGAACTGTGGACCAAAAAAGGGCAGCTCAGCGACTTTAAAACGGCACACCGCGTCGGCATGGGCGGTTTCTCCTCACTGGCAAAAGTACGTGAGGGTGCAGAGTTCAAGTATGTCACTACTGGCGACAAAGGTGAGACGATCGCGCTGGCCACCTACGGCAACATTTTCTCTGTAACCCGCCAGGCAATCATCAACGATGACCTGAACCAGTTGACGGATGTCCCTATGAAAATGGGGCGAGCAGCTAAAGGGACAATCGGTGACCTGGTATACGCCACGCTGACCGGTAATGCCAAACTCTCTGACGGAAAGGCATTGTTCCATGGCGACCATGGCAACACATCAACAGGCGCAATCTCGGTGACAAGCCTCGACGATGCCCGGAAGCGGATGCGACTGCAGAAAGAGGGGGATCGTTCTCTTAATATTCGCCCGGCATTTATGCTCGTGCCGGTGGCACTTGAAACGCTTGCCAGCCAGACCATTAAGTCGGCCAGCGTAAAAGGTGCTGACATTAACGCAGGCATTAACAACCCCATCCAGAACTTCGCCGAAATCATTTCTGAACCGCGTCTTGATGACGCTGATACGGCGGCCTGGTATCTGGCAGCGGCAAAAGGGACGGATACGATTGAGGTGGCCTACCTGAATGGTGTGGATACGCCGTATATCGACCAGCAGGAAGGTTTCACCACGGACGGTATCGCGACGAAAGTTCGTATCGATGCAGGCGTGGCCCCGCTTGACTACCGTGGCCTGATCAAATCCTCCGGTAAGTAATTCGTAGCAAAAAACGTAGCCCGTCAGGGCTTTTTTTTCGCCTGTAAAACGGCTCCAGGCGGAGCCGTGGAGAGCTTTTATGAAAAATTATGTTCAGGACGGCAGCACCATTGCGATCGCTAACACGGGTGACGCGGAGATCACTAGCGGCTCGCCCGTAGCCGTGGGGGATTTAGTTGCTATTGCCATCACGAACATCCAGCCCGGTGAAACGGGTGATGGTATGGCCCGTGGAGTAGTGACCCTTCCCAAACTTCCAGCCGACAATATTTTGCAGGGTAAAACCGTTTATCTGAAAGACGGGAAAATCCAGCTGGCCAGCGCGGATGCTACCCCGGCAGGTAAAGCGTGGGAAGCAGCTGCCGCTAACAGCACGACGGTGTTGGTTCGTCTCAATGGCTAACGCTTTTGACAGAATGGCGGCCCGCATGGATGCGGCCACTACCCGTAGTATGGGCAACACTGCCACTATCAACGGCTCCGAATTCGACGCTGTGGAAAGTCACTTTGTCGCAGAGATGGGGCCGTTAATCGGGGATGGCTTAACGCTGGTGGTTTTCAGTGATACGTATCGCCCGCGACGTAACGACGAGGTCATATGGAAAGGAAAAGAGTACAAAGTGACCCGCTCACAGCTTTTCAATAACAAACCGCAAATCTGGATTGAGTAGGAGGGCTGCTATGTCCATCAAAGGGCTTGAGCAGGCAATTGCCAATCTGAACAGCATCAGCAAAACGGCAGTGCCGCGCGCGTCCTCGCAGGCGGTTAACCGGGTAGCAACCCGTGCAATCGGGAAAAGTGTCCGCATCGTTGCAACAGAAACTAAAGTGCCGAGGAAGCTTGTCAATCAGCGTGTGAAGCTGAAAAAGGCCTCAGTCAACAAGCCCCGCGCCATTATTCGCGTTAACAGAGGGAATCTGCCGGCGATCAAACTGGGGGTGGCAAGTGTGCGCCTGTCCCGTCGTAAACGTGACAAGCAGGGGGCAAACAGCGTGCTGCGAATCGGTCCGTTCTCCTTCCCCGGAGGCTTTATCCAGCAACTGAAAAACGGTCGCTGGCATGTACTCCGGCGAACGACAAAAAATCGTTTTCCCATCGAGGTCGTCAGCATTCCGCTGACAATCCCTCTTACCAAAGCGTTCAGGGAAGAAACGAGCAGGCTCACGCAAACCGACATGCCCAGGGAACTGGGTGCCGCATTGCGCAACCAACTGAGGCTGATACTCAATAAATGAAACACCCACAAATTCGCGCTGCCGTGCTGGATGCACTTAAAGGCAGTATTACTGATTCTGTAACCTGGTTCGATGGTCGCCCGGCCGTTCTTGAGGCAGAAGACTTGCCCGCCGTGGCCGTCTATCTGACAGATGCTCAGGCTTCGGGTGAAATGCTTGACGAAGACCAGTGGGCAGCCACGTTACATATTGAGGCGTTTCTGAAAGGAAACTCTTCAGATACCGATCTGGATACGTGGATGGAGGAGCGTATCTATCCGGTGATGGACGATATCCCAGCCCTTGTTGAGCTTATTGATCTGATGAATCCCCTCGGTTATGACTACCAGCGCGATGATGAAATGGCGACCTGGGGCTCTGCCGACCTGCAATATTCAATCACTTATACTATGTGAGGCATTTATGGCTACTCCAAATCCGCTGGCACCTGTAAAGGGTGCTGGCACAACGCTCTGGCTGTATACCGGTTCAGGCACAGCGAATCCCCTGGTCGATCTTAACTGGACGCGTCTTGCTCAGATCAAGGAGTTAACACCGGGCGAACTGACGGCAGATTCATTCGATGATACCTACATTGATGATGATAATGCCGACTGGACAGCCACCGGGCAGGGGCAGAAATCAGCAGGCGACACTTCTTTTACACTGGCCTGGAAACCCGGCGAACAGGGGCAAATTGCGCTGGCGCAATGGTTTGAAGATGGCTCAAACCGTACTTATCGCATCAAGTATCCCAACGGAACGGTGGATGTGTTTTCTGGCTGGGTCAGTAGCCTGGGTAAGGCAGTAACCAACAAGGAAAATATCACCCGCACGGTCAAAGTAACTAACAGCGGCAAACCTACACTTGCCGAAGACATCGCCACGCCTGTTATTGCTGTTACTGCGGCATCTTTCGACAAACCTACAGCGGCGGTGGCCGTGGGGGCTACCACGACTCTTAACCTGTCGATTCTGCCAGCCAGCGCGACTGATAAAACGTTCCGTGTGGCATCGTCCGATCCGTCAAAAGCGAAAGTGACCGTCTCCGGTAACGTCGTGACTGTGACAGGGATTGCGGCCGGTACCGTGGAAATTATCGGCATCACCAATGATGGCTTGTTCGTGGCTATCAGCAAAGTCACCGTTTCCTGACAGGAGTAATACATGTTCCTAAAAACCGAGTCGCTGGAATACAACGGCGAAACCGTCACGCTTTACGAATTATCGGCGCTGCAGCGCATTGAGTTTATTGGCTACATTGCTGAAGTGAACAAGGTTGTGCCTGCTGACACCGCAGAAATAAGCGAGGAAGCGCTCGCGGGGATTGTGACGTCCATTAATGTGAAGATTAGTGCGCGGATCGTCGCAATGTCACTGTGGCAGAGAGAAGGATTAAAAGGTCCGTCCGTTGATGAACTGCATCAGGATGTTCTCTCTGGCTGGCCGTTACCTGCCATTTCCGAAGCGGATTTCATTGTTCGTAACCTGTCCGGAATGTTGTCTGTTGCGCCTGCAGCGGGTGATGAAGAACCTTCTGACAAAGAGGATCAGACTCCGGAAAAGCCCACGCCGCAGCCCTGACATTTGCCCTTAAACTTGCCCGTGAGTTCCGCAGACCTGACTGGCGTGTGATGTTCTCGCAGATGTCCTGCAGTGAACTGAGCGAATGGGAACAATTTTACGCCGTTGAGTATTTCCAGACGGACATGATTGATACCCATTTCTCATTCCTGAGCCACCACATCACCAATATGGTCTGTAAAGACCACGGGCTCACCCCTGCAGATTTTAGTCTGCTCAATCCCCAGACACGTCCGAAACCGGACACCGAAACGTCCGACGAGGCCATGATGCTGGCCGCCGAAGGCATTACAGGAGGAGTTCGTTATGGCCCAGGCGGTGGGTGATCTCATTGTCAATCTTGATTTAAACGACGCTAAATTTACCGAGCGGTATAACTACGTCAAACGGGGACTTGATGGGATCGGGGTTGCGGCGAACGACGCTGCACTGGAGGTGCAGAACGCATTCACAAGGCAGGAAGCGTTTGCGAAACGGGCAGGCGTTTCAATTGGACAATACAATGCCGCCATGCGCAGCCTGCCGGCACAGCTTACCGATATTGCGACGCAGCTGGCAGGCGGACAGTCCCCCTTTTTGATCTTGCTCCAGCAGGGCGGGCAGATCAAAGATCAGTTTGGTGGTATTGCACCAACGTTTAATGCGTTCCGTGATTTGTTGTTCGGTTTCAATACCAGAGTGACTGAGTCAGCTGATGAAGCATCTGAAAGCCTTGGGGATGTATCTGAGCAACTTAACAACACTACCGAAGCGGCTGGAAACCTGGGGCGTGTCCGTGGTTTCATTACTCCGGTGTCACTCGGTATTAGCGCCCTGGCAGTGGGGGTGGGTTTACTCGTTTACAACTGGTATCAGGCGCGTCAGCATTCGGAAGCATTTAATCAGTCTCTTGCCAAGACCGGGAGTGTCAGCGGGCAGACTGCTGACAGCCTGGCCAGAATGGCTGCTCAGGTCGCCAAAAATACTGACGAAAGCAAATCGTCTGCCGCCGCCGCCGTGGCTCAGGCGACCGGCATCGGCCTGACAGCAAGCCAGATAATGCAGGTCAGTGAGACAGCACTCATTATGTCCGGCACCACCGGTGAGAGTGTCAAAAATCTGGTGAACGACCTGGCAAAAATCCCGCTGGATCCTCTCAAAGCGTTCGTCGACATAAACCAGCAGTACAATTTTGCTAACCTGGCGCTCTATGAGCAGGTTAAACACATGGTTGATCTGGGCGACAAGGCGGGGGCCACAAAGCTGATCATCGACTCCCTCGGTGATAGCCAGAAAAACTTCAAGGACGCCTCTAAATCAGATCTGGACGAGCTAGCGAGTTACTGGCAGGGACTGATTGATAAACTCAAAAATTATAAGTTGTGGTCAGACAGCGTCGCGGACGCTGCAACGACAGTAAAGCTCCCGCAATTTAATCAGGGAACGGGCTCAGCAGTTTTCGATAACATTAACCAGCAAATGCGCGACCAGTCTGCAGGCATTGCGACGAACTGGGAGAATATTAATGACAGCGCCGGAAATCTATTAGGGTTCGTCACGAAGGTAAATGTTAAAAGCCGTGAATATAACCGCGATCAGGTATCCGCAAATATCGAGGCCGATAAGTTTCTTGAGACGGCCAGAACAAATGCGCAAATCCGCAATGACCTGCAGGCCAAGTATCAGATTCAGCTTGATAAGGGCTTAATCACTCAGGATAAGTTCAATAAGTTAACTTCCGCGATTAATGAGAAGTACAAAGATCCCAAAACGGCAAAGACAACCGTTCCCGCTGGTGATAAAGCCGGTGATCAGCAGGCTGCGGAATTGCTCGCCCTCCAGGCTCAGCTCAAAGTCCTGCAGCAGCATCAGGGCGTTAACGACGCCATCAGCCAGCAACGTAAAGACCTGTGGAAAACGGAGGCTCAGTTCTCTGTGCTGGAAGGGGCGGCAGGCCAGCGCAAACTTTCAAAAGAGGAAGAGTCGCTGCTGGCAAACAAAGAGCGCATTCTTGCGCTTGCGCAGCAAAAAGCCCTTTTGGGTGATCAGATCACCGCGCAGGAGCAGCTCAATAAACGCATGGACACCGCGACGAAGTACACTAACCAGATGTCGGCGAAGCAGTCAGCATTAACCGGTTCGGCGACATTAAGCGATCGCGACGCCGGGCGTAATCTTGCCTATGCGCAGCTTGAGAGCGGCTGGAAAAATGCGGGTGGTAAAACCACTGACGTCGATTATCAGCGCGAACTGGCAGCATTAAATCAGTATTACGCTGCTGAGGATCATCTTCGCAGTGACTGGCTAAGCGGTGCCCAAAAAGGGTTTGCTGAATATCTTGATTCGGCAACAAACGTCTATTCCTCCATGCAAACTGCCGCCCAGACAGCTATGGGGGGTATGACAGATATGCTGAACAACCTCACCACCACGGGCAAAGCTTCTTTCAAAAGCTTTGGGGTTTCCGTCCTGAAAACCATCGCGCAAATCACAAATCAACTGCTGGTGGCCTACGGGCTTCAGCAAGCGATGGGCTGGATCAGTGCCGCTTACAACGGACCGCAGGGTGGAGGCATTGACAGTCCAAGCTTCGTGGGCCCGAAAATGGCGTGGAGCGGTGGCTATATCCCGGAGTTCGATGGGGGCGGTTATACCGGGCCGGGTGGAAAATATGAGCCCAAAGGCGTTGTTCACGGCGGGGAATTTGTCTTCACCAAGGAATCAACGGCACGACTGGGCGTGGGGAATTTGTACCGCCTTATGCGCGGTTATGCCTCTGGCGGTTATGTTGGAAACAACTCACCTGTTACCTCATCTTCGGGCATTACCGTACATGTCCCGGTGTCAATAACCACACCGCAGGGAAGCCAGGAACAACAGGGATCAGCGGACCTGCTGGGGCGGGCTTATCAGAAGGTTATTGATAACTCAATTCGTCAGGGCATTGAGAAGGAATTGAGGCCTGGCGGCATTATCTGGAACGCCAGTAAGGTTAGGTAACTATGGCTGTCGATGCATTTCCCTGGCGCATTCAGGCGTCGGGGCAACCCACCACGAATGTTAAAGATAACATCAACAAAACTCAGTTTGGTGACGGGTACGCCCAGGTCAGTGGTAAGGGATTAAACCCTGAGACGCTGACTTACAGTTATTCTTTCACTGGCCCTGTGGCCACGGGCAACCAAATTTTTGCCTTCCTCAGAGGCCGCAAGACAAAATCATTTTCCTTTCAGCCACCTTATGGCGAGCTTGCGCTCTGGCGGGTGCAGGCTGACTCCCTTCAGAGGATCGTCAAAAGTAAAAAGCTTGTGACGATAATCGCAACTTTCGAACAGGCATTCGCACCATGAGCTTAAACAGTGATTATCAAAAACTGGAGCCAGGAAACGAGATCCGGCTCATTGAGATTGACGGCACCGCGTTTGGCGTGGGTAGCGTGCTGAGGTTTCACAATTACAATATTCCCCATAGCGCGGCTGAAATAGCAGCTGCAGGTGGCGACGAATCAAAGTTACCTGCAAAGTCTATCTGGTGGCAGGGGCTCGAATATGCGGCGTGGCCGAGTGAAATCACCGGGCTCGAGAAATCGACCAGTGCCAGTAGCGCCCAGCCGAAACTGACGGTGGCAAACTTAAACAGTTCAATCACTGCCTTATGTCTGGCCTATGACGATATGCTCAAAGCAAAGGTGACGATTCATGACACGCTGGCGAAATACCTCGATGCGAGGAATTTCGCAGGCGGGAACACCTCAGCGGATCCATCGCAGGAAAAACTGCAGGTATGGTATATCGACGGCAAAAACAGCGAGTTGCCCGGTATCTCCATCGAGTTTCGGTTATCCAGCCCGATGGACCTGCAGGGGCTGCAAATTCCCACGCGACAGCTTCATTCACTTTGCACCTGGTGTATTCGTGGCAAGTACCGCAGCGGTGATGGCTGCGATTATGCTGGCACAAAATACTTCGACAAAAACAATAATCCGGTGACTGATCCGTCCCTGGATCAATGCAACGGCACGTTGACGGCCTGCAAGTTAAGGTTCGGTGCAAATAATGAATTGTCGTTCGGCGGGTTCCCCGGTACGTCACTCATCAGGAGCTAACATGCGACAGAAAACCGTTGATGCGATCCTGGCCCATGCCGCTTCTGAATACCCGAACGAATGCTGCGGCGTGGTGGCGCAAAAAAGCCGTGTTGAGCGCTATTTCCCTTGCCGGAATCAGGCCAGTGACTCTGGCGAACACTTTGTGTTAGCGCCGGAAGACTATGCCACCGCCGAGGACTGGGGAACCGTGACCGCCATTGTTCATAGTCACCCCGATGCAACGACGCAGCCCAGCGAACTGGACGAGGCGCAGTGCGATTTGATGGCTGTCCCCTGGCATATCGTCAGCTGGCCGGAAGGGGATTTGCGCACGATTAATCCCCGTGGCGAACTGCCGCTGCTGGAACGCCCGTTTGTTCTCGGTATTTATGATTGCTGGGGGCTGGTGATGAGCTATTTTCGGCAAACCCACGGCATTGAACTGCACGACTACCGCGTCGCCTATCCCTGGTGGGAAAATGAGTACCCGGATAATTTTTATCAGGATTGCTGGTATGAATGCGGTTTCCGCGAGTTTGACGGCCCACCGCAGCCGGGTGATATGGTGATCATGCAGGTCCAGGCGGATAAGTGGAACCACGCGGGGATTTTGTTAGAAGACAACATGCTGTTGCATCATCTATACGGACGGCTCAGCAACCGTGTTCCCTACGGTGGTTACTGGATGGAAAGAACAATGAAGGTGCTTCGCTATAAGGACATGCTCAGATCTTAATCAGCCAGATGTCATTAGTAACTAATCACAATGAATTAAATGACCGCTTCGGCGGTTTTTTTATTGGGGCTGCAATGAAAGAAATTATGACCCGAATTGAGCTTGGCGGTGTGTTGGGTAAAATGTTCGGCAAAGTTCATCAACGACTTATTAGCACCACCCACGAAGCGCCGCGAGCGTTAGCTGCAACTGTTAAGGGCTTCGAGCAATTTATGATAAGCAGCGAACGGCGCGGATTAACGTATGCCGTGTGGCGTGGAAAAAAGAATATCGGTTTCGACGAGCTTGGTTACCCCGTAACGGGCGAAGTGATTCGTATCGTGCCTGTCGTGATGGGCAGTAAAAGCGGCGGGTTATTTCAGACTATCCTCGGCGTGGCTTTAATCACAGTGGCCGCTGTTGCAACCAATGGTGCAGCTTTAGGTATTGGTGGTACCGCATTTGCGGGTGGCTGGGGAGCCGTTGCGGGTATCGGTGTTTCAATGGCTCTCGGGGGCGTTATTCAGATGCTGTCCCCGCAGCCAACCGGGCTTGCTAAAACTCAGTCTGTTGACAATAAGCCATCGTATGCGTTTGGCGGTGTCACTAATACCACCTCCCAGGGCTTACCTGTGCCTCTGCTTTATGGAAAGCGACGAATAGGTGGAGCGATTATTTCGGCGGGAATTTACGTCGAAGATCAGCAATAAGTTTTCTCTGGTTAACAACCTCCTTCGGGAGGTTTTTTTATGGGCGCGATATGGCTAAGAAACGAATTCAGGGCAGTAAAGGCGGTGGTGGCAGTTCGCGTACGCCTGTTGAAACGCCCGATGATCTCCTTTCCGTGGCGAAGGCCAAAATTCTGATTGCCCTGGGCGAGGGGGAGTTTTCCGGCAAGCTCACCGGGCAGTCAATTTTTCTGGACGGCACACCGCTGTTGAATGCTGACGGCTCATCAAATTTTAGTGGTGTGAGCTGGGAGTTCAGACCTGGTAACCAGGCACAGAAATACATTCAGGGCATGCCGGGTTCAGAAAATGAAATCAGCCTGAATAGTGTCGTGCTGCCCAGCGCCACGCCCTGGACGCGCACATTTACAAACACCCAGCTTTCGGCAGTTCGGCTGCGTATCAAATGGCCGTCACTTTTCGAGCAAAAAGATAATGGTGACCTGGTGGGGTACACCGTCAAATATGCCATTGATCTGCAGACGAACGGCGGCACTTTCCAGACCGTCATCAATACATCTGTTAAAGGGAAAACGACAAACGGTTACGAACGCAGCCACCGTATCAATCTACCTGCAGGGGCCACGACCTGGACTGTCCGCGTTCGTAAAATCACTGCTGATGCAAGCAGCGCGAAAATCGGCGACACAATGACGCTGCAGAGTTTCACCGAAGTTATCGACGCCAAATTGCGCTATCCCAACACCGCACTGCTTTACATTGAGTTCGATTCCAGCCAGTTCAACGGCTCGATACCGCAGATTTCCTGCGAACCTGAAGGGCGTATTTTTCGCGTACCGGACAACTATAACCCGACCACGCGCACCTATACCGGAACGTGGACAGGTGCATTCAAATGGGCGTGGACAGATAACCCTGCGTGGGTTTTTTATGACATGGTGGTGACCGACCGTTTCGGCCTGGGGGATCGCTTATCGGCGGCAAACATCGATAAATGGACGCTGTATCAGGTTGCGCAGTACTGCGACGCTCCAGTGCCGGATGGAAAGGGCGGCAGCGGTACGGAGCCGCGTTATACCTGTAACGTCTATATTCAGGAGCGCAACGACGCCTATACCGTGCTGCGTGACTTCGCGGCGATATTCCGGGGCATGACGTACTGGGGTGGCAACCAGATTGTTGCGCTGGCTGATATGCCCCGCGATGTTGATTACAGCTATACCAATGCAAACGTGATCGACGGGCATTTTTACTACAGCAGCAGCACGTCTAAAAATCGTTATACCCAGGCGCTTGTTTCTTACTCCGACCCGGCGAATGGTTACGCTGACGCAATGGAACCTGTATTTGAACAGGATCTGGTGCGTCGATTTGGTTTTAACCAGCTTGAACTGACGGCAATTGGTTGCACCCGCCAGTCAGAAGCGAACCGAAAGGGGCGCTGGGGCATTCTGACAAACAACAAAGACCGCGTGGTGACGTTTTCGGTGGGGCTGGATGGCAAAATCCCGCAGCCGGGGTTCATCATCGCTGTTTCCGACAGGGATTTATCCGGGAAAATAACCGGCGGTCGCATCAGCGCGGTGAGTGGTCGCGTCATTACTCTTGATCGTGTTCCTGATGCAGTGGCCGGTGATCGGCTAATTGCTAACCTGCCCACGGGCGCCTCGCAGAGCCGAACCATTCAGTCGGTCAGCGGCAATAAAGTGACGGTGTCCACTGCTTTTACGACAACCCCGGAGGCTCAGTCTGTCTGGGTGGTTGAGTCAAATACGCTGTATGCCCAGCAGTTCCGGGTGGTGACCGTCAGCGATAATGATGATGGCACCTATACCATTACGGGGGCAGCACATGACCCGGATAAATACGCCCGCATCGATACAGGGGCGATGATTGACCCGCGTCCGATCAGCGTCATTCCTCCAGGCAATCAGGCACCGCCGGGTAATATCGTCATTTCCAGCTACTCCGTTGTTAACCAGGGTATGAATCTGCAGACCCTGCGGGCCAGCTGGGACCAGGCTGAAAACGCCATATCCTACGAGGCGCAGTGGCGGCGTAACGATGGTGACTGGGTGAATGTCACACGCAGCTCGACCACCTCGTTTGAGGTGCCGGCTATCTATACAGGCCGCTATCTGGTTCGCGTTCGCGCGATTAACGCCGCTGAGATTTCATCTGGCTGGGGATATTCCACCGAAACCACGCTGACCGGGAAAACGGGTAATCCACCAAAACCTGTCGGGCTGGCGGCCACCGGCTTCAACTGGGGCATTAAACTGACCTGGGGTTTTCCGGCCAACACGTCAGACACGCTGATGACCGAAATTCAGTACACACCTAACGCTGATTTTTCAGATCCTCAGTTGCTGGCCGATGTGCCGTATCCCGCCGCAGTCTATTCCCAGCAGGGGTTACGTGCTGGACAAATTTTCTGGTACCGCGCGCAGCTGGTGGACAAAACGGGGAATCAGTCTGGTTGGACTGACTGGGTGCGCGGGATGTCGAACGACCAGGCCAGTGATTATCTGGACGCTATTAAAGATCAGGTGCTGCTGGCCGCCGACGGCAAAGCGTTGACGGAGAAAATAGATTTCAGTATTGCCGGGATTTTGCAGGGCACGCTGGCGGATATTCAGGGGGCAAAAGTTTCATTCGAGCAGTTTGGCATTGCGCGCGCTGAGATCTCCCAGGCTCAGGAGCTCATAGCTGATGCTGACAAGGCGTATGCGGAGTTCAAAGACCTGGTGGCTGTCCGGTTTGGTGACAATGCTGCCGAAATCCTCACGGTTAAAAAGGCGCAGGCCACAACGGATTCTGCGTTGGCATCTCTGACCACAACGGTACAGGCGACCACGGAGAATGTGGATGCTCTCACTGGACGGATAACTAAAGCCGAGGCCAGTGTGGTGAGCATCAGCGAGGCGCAGACCAATACTGAACAGGCGTTGGCCACGTTTGAGCAGCAGGCCACGGCAAAATTCACCGCGCAGGATAAGCAGTTCGGCGAGCAAATGGCTGCGATAAACCAGAAATTTACCGCCTACGCTGACGCCACGAGTGCTAATGCCATCTACACGCTAAAGGCGGGTGTGAAATATAACGGCAATTATTACGATGCTGGTCTGTCGGTTGCGGTACTGGTCAACAACGGACAGGTATCAACCCGCGTTGCCATTAATGCGAATGAGCTGGTTGTATTGTCCGGTAGCAGTACCAGCCAGATGTATTCGCCGTTCGCCATCGTAAATGGTCAGGTGTTTCTGAACGATGCCTTTATTCAGAACGGCACAATCACGTCGGCCAAAATCGCGGATGCGGCCATCACCAACGCCAAAATCGCAAATGCCGCCATCACCAACGCCAAAATCAGCGGCGATTTGTGGTCCGCGAATTTTGTGTCGGGCATGTTTGGCTGGATTGTGAGGCAGGACGGCAGCGCTGAATTCAACAACGTTTTGATACGGGGGACTGTTGAGGCCGATGAATTTATTGGTGATGTTGCCAACGGGCAGGTTTTCCCGGATACGGGCATCTCATCAACAGTCAGCGTTGCGTTTACCTATACGGATTCCGGGACGAAATTACGGGACAAACACATCGTGCTGATGGCGATGATCAGCGTCGGCGGAGCGACCGGACCTGGAGCCACTGGCGGTGCGGCTGACGTGACCCTGAGCATAGGCAATGTCAGCAAAACCTACCGGGTGGTTAACGCTACTGACCGTGGACCGCTGTTTACCACACTCATGGTGAGCGCTCGTGTCAGAGCGCGTTCCGTTGCCTGTTCAATCACGGGCAAAACTGGCGGGATTTCATCAGGCGGCTCCTGCCAGATTCTGTCTCCCAGCGTGATCGTTGCCCGTGGTTCGGGCGCATTCGAACAAACCAGCTAACTCACTCAACACCACAAACCCGGCTCCGGCCGGGTTTTTTTATGCCCGGAGAAAAGGAAATATGTCCGCAGGAACAATCAGACTCACGAACAATTCGACAGCTATTGTCGGTACCGGCACCACCTTCACCTCAGACCTGAAATCGGGCGATGTGATTACGTCGACCGTCGGCGGGGTGTTCTACACCCTGTTTGTGGATACCGTCACGAGCAACACCGCCGCCACGCTGACCGACCCGTTTACCGGGCCAACGACGACCGGCGCGGCATGGGTCGCCGTGCCGCAGCTGGCGCTCAACCGCATCACTGCGGCGCTGGCCACGCAGACCGCTGAGGCCGTGAGGCGTATCCTCCAGGATAACGCCAACTGGCAGGCGTTTTACTCCGGTACCGGGGAC